ACCTAATAACTATACCTACTTAACTACTTAGAGAGAGCTAGTAAAGAAATACTTGTAGAAGACTTGACAAAGCCGAAGTTTTTTGGTATGGTGTTTATACCGACAATTAAATAGGAGAGTGATGAAAGATATTGAATACGAATATTGGTATGACGATAAAGGCAGAGTTGTAGGAAAAGTCCCATTAATCGACGTTGTTGGGCTAGACGAGGAAGAATAATGCTCAGTAAATTCTATCCTTATACCTTTCTTACAGCAGAAATGCTTGCTTTTGCTATAGCTCAAGAAGAAGATAAGAGAGTAGACCGAACTAGAAACAGTCAACACGACACAATTATTGGAATTTGCGGCGAATTAGTGTTTTTACAGTATTGGTTTGGAGATTGGCGTAATTATACGTCGATATTAGGTGGTATGGGTCAGATTGACCTCAATGGTATCATTGAAATCAAATCCAGTGCTACCCCTCTACAAGGGAAAGTAAGTTTGATGGCTAGATTAGATTATGTAGATAAAAGAGAACCCGAAGTATATGTTCAAGTTATCTTTGATACTACTGATGGAGAAAAGAACACACTAGTAGAAGGTATGAGAGCTTATATTGTGGGTTGGACAACACACGATGAAGTCAAAGATGCCAAAGTAGAGAAGTATGGCTACGATGTTAAAGTCGTGCCAGTATCTGAGCTGAACCCAATCAAAGAGTTGAAATCTTATTTGGAAGACGATACAATAGAGTTCTGATGGATAAGAATAAAAGATTAAACAATGTAGCTAGAAAGTCTGACTTGACTGTTTACGAAGATATGAAAGTATTTATCTTAGCTCTAGAAGATGCTGGTGCTATCAAAGATAAAGACGATGTCTACTGGGTTATGATTAATTGCAGAAACCACAAACTAATAGATTGCTACTTTACGTGGCACTATGCCGGTCGTCCATATTTGAATGACCCGAGATTTGATGAGTTTTCTAATTTAGATTTTTCTTTCATTGGTGACGATGGAATTGATTTAGAACCAGCCGATTTGTAAAAAAGCACTTTCTGTGCTATAGTGATAAACGACAATAATATAGGAGAATAATTATGGATGACAACAATCCTTATGAACTAGAACAAGTTCAGACTAATCTAACTGACTTAGCGCAAACCAATGAACATTTGGAAAAAGCTAAGGACGATGGAGAGATAGGCATAACTTGGAACGAATGGATAGAGGTAGTTCAATATCTATCTACAAGATTTACCAAAGGTGAAGACGCACCATCTGAATGGAGCGATACTTACATCAGAGGTATGTTTCAAGACTTACAATATTTTTCATACAAAGCTGTTCAAGGTGCTGTCATTAAATTGCACAATGAGGGTAGAGCTTATGCTCCTAACTCATCACAGATTATTGGTATGATAAACAAACTAGGTTACAACCAAGTGACTACTTACCACACATACAATTTGTTAAAGAACAGCAAGTCACAATGTAGTGCAGGTGGAGAACACGATTGGGTAGATAGTGGATGGGTCTTTGATGATATAGGCACACCAGTCTTCCACGAGTTTTGTCCAAAACGAGGTGGTCCTAACTTACCGGCTTGTTTAGCTGAGAGAGTTAAGTCAACTCCATCAGAATATAATTTAAGAATCAAACCCGAGCCTATGACACGGGAAAAGTTTATAGCAACAATGAAAACTATGAATCTAGCTCCTCAGTTACAGGATGAGATTTTAGAATTCAGAAATAGACTACAGACTGAAGATGAGCTTGCGACTAAAGAAGGTGCTAAGTGATTGACAATGAATTTTATAGAAGATGTCTTTTCGGAGACAATGAAGAAAAGATAAGTCATAACATCTTTGAGGTGACAAGTTTCTATCACGCTATGAGAGTTAAGAAATACATAGGTATCATTTCTCAGTTAATGAAAGATGAGTTGTATCTATTACAAGAAGAAGATGAAATAATTCTAAACATAGACCCGTCAAAGAGTGACACTATTTTTGATGAGTCAAGTATGGGATTGTATACACACAGTATTATGTCTTTGACTGGTAGATTACCTATGCCTAAAAAATATGAAGATAGTGCATACGCAGGTAAAAGTTTATTTGATGCTCAAGTAGATTGTGTTTACAAAAAAGTAGATGCAAGTAAGTGGAAGAATGTTTTCAACCATACTTGGTGGGGTCAAGACGATGAACTCTATGCTATGCACACAGCACTTAAAAGTTGTATGAGTATCTTGATGCACAAGCTTATAGATAACGGCGACTTAGATGATACAGTATCAGTAAAAGATATGTGGGAAATTATAGATAGTGTTATTGAAGAGAACTCAAGAGGATTGCCACAAAGGAATCCGGAATTTGATGAGGGTAAAACTTCAGAGTTAGCTTTAGATGCTATTTCAAATTTTTATGGAGAAGAAAATTTTATAGAAAATGCAGTGCAACAAATTTGCAATGCTTATAATATAAATATTGAGCAGTAACCAAGTGGGAGGGACAGTCCATGCTGGGTGCGATACCCAGCTACTGCACTAGGGAAGAAGAAGGTAACTAAATATCTGTATGGATGTTTGATACTAAATGTAGTGATTAAGTAAAAGTTATAAGAATCTTCCCTTATTTTTTTGCTCACAGAAAAATGTTATTTAAATAATGATTATTAAGTAAGTGTTAGAGTGAGCAAGATACGACGAGTATATGAGAGGGTATAATAATAAATGTCGGTGAAAGTTCCTTCGGGGATTTTTATTGCCGATACCCTCCCATCGTCGGCTCTCTTAGGAGAGCCGTATACAAAATGGAAAAAAAATTTTAAACATAATTTGACAAATAAAAACATCTATGCTATAGTGGTTATATAACCAACAAAACAAAAGGGGGTATTGTGAAAGAACCGAGAAGTTTCGATTACGATATTATACAAATAACAAGAGGAGTAACTACTCATCCTTACTATGACGCAGAAGTCGTAGGGTATGGAGAGATAGAACTCGATACATTTGGATACGCAAATGGAGAAGAAGTTTTCCATAAGTGGTCTACAAAGACCCAGCGTGAATATACCAAAACAAATACAAAGGATGCTAGAGTCTATTACGTTTTTAGACATCCACAATCCGAAGAGGAGGAATAATTATGGCGAATGCAAAATGCTCAGTGAGCTGGTGCAACGGTAAAGGTGTAACTCGTTACAGAGGAGACCGAGTAAATAAAAGTGGTCAGACTTTTCACAAGAATGGTCACTCAGTTTATGCTCACCAATTCTACAAATCTTATTTTTGGATTTGTGCGAATCACAACAATGGTAACTTTGGTCCTTATCACGAGGATAAGAATTGGGATAAATGGAAGAAGCAAAATTCTATTGCCCACGAAATTTACCGAAAGAACTGGGGTGATTACTAATGGATAAATATTTGTTCCTTGGGTTAGCTGAGCTAGCCCACGGAAGATTTCCTTATCAGTTGTTCTGTGAGATTGACGGTAAGAAATTAAACTTTAGTTTTAGATTCCAGTGGTTCAGCAATTTGATGTGGACTTGGGCTGTAAGCTCTAAGAACATTCAAGCTGATGAACAAGGTATTGTCTACTCTAATAAAGTTTGGAGAGCTTGGAAGCTGCAACATAATATTTTGTATCGTCTTCATTACAAGTATGACAGACCTTACGGAGTAGGTATCCACGCAAAGATACAAAAAAGATGGACTATGAATCTTAAGCACAAAAATAAAGTGAGCTACTTATGAAAAAATATATAGTTACATTCAAAGGGCATAAAAAAGTATTTGCTAATTCTTACGATGACGCAAAACGAAAAGTAGAAGGTGATTTAGAATTTATTCACCCGAACTTCAATATGAAGTTTGAATCAATAGGAATATTCCAAGAGGAGGAAGAATGAGTGAAGATTATAAAAGAGGCTTAGGCAAGTTGTATGAGAAAGTTCAGATGATAAAGAACTTTTCTGATATGTTAACTGTTGGCTCAGCTATTAATACAGAGACTAGAAGAAGAGAAGTGGTTCTCGTTCTCAAACAAGAAGGTGGACCTGTCATTCCTTTAGCAACGCTTTTGACACACGAAGATATTGCATTAAGAGATTACGATGCAAAAGACTCAGCTATATTCGAAAGAGTATTTGACTTGTATGAAGTTGAAGATGATAGAAAAACTTTTGAAGAGTTTAATGATGGCTTCCATCCTAAAGATAGAAGTTATGAAGATATGTTGAAGTTTATAGATTCGACTAGAGAAGCTGTAGAAGACCTGTAAATAGTTAGGATTCCTACGACCCCTGTTTGTTTACGTGCGATTAATTTCGTATGAGTGGGAATCCTATAGTGTTTACAGTATGAATGAGGAAAGTAATAACAAGTAGAAAGGCATTGAAAAATGTTAACTAATAATAACAGTGATGTAAACGCTGAAGACTTGGTTGAAAGACCAAGATACGAATACCACGTAGATGGCTGTGCTGTTCGTAAATGTAAGTGGAAATCCCACGATACAAACAACGAAGGTGCGTTGGACCTAATCACTCAAGGTGGTTATGGTGATTTTATCGATTTATTCGACCAAAAACCAGCATACTTTAGGTTGTGTCACAAACATAGTCATCAATTTGCTCGTTGGTTGAACAACGATGCAGTCCTATTAACACACGATGGACACGCTCACAATGGGAGCGAACCCGGTTTTTGGCACGGTCATATTGGCTGGGACCAAAAAACTTGGACTTCGTATGTTACTGGATTCTTTTATCATTGGATTAAGCAAGGCTTTCGCTCTGCAGTATCTTTTGTTAAAGGTCATTTTAAATCACATAAGCAATGGACTAGAAAAGATATTAACGATTCAAGCACTCCAGTAGTGTTGTCATCGTTCTTTTTTAAGCTATTCTTTTTGACAAATGCTTATAAAGGTAAAGTCAATTTACTTAGACACCTTTACAACGCCAAAAAGATTAAATTAGCTAAGTCTATTTACCGTGATAGCACTAGTTTGTATTCTGAAATATGGACAAACTCTGTCACTGGCAAACTTTCTGAATCAGAAAGGGCACTCATAGTAGATTTAGGTAAAGCTTTTACTTCTTTAGAAGAAGAATAGTTGACGTAAATTTAATCAATAGGTATAATTAAGTGACTTATTAAATCCTCCTAGGGTAAAATAAGTCACCCTATTTAATTTAGTCTTAGACTAAATGTTGTTGTCGAAGTAGAACCCCGCATTAGTGGGGTTTTGCATTAGTATAATTAATTAAGATGAGTCGTGATTATTTAGAAACAATAGAAGACCCCGAAAGTAAAATCTTTAAAATAGACTTTCCGCCCCTACACGAGGCTCAACAAACAGTAAAAGATGACGAAGCACGTTGGAAAATTCTCTGTGCCGGTCGTCGATTTGGTAAATCTCGATTAGGTGTGCAACTTTGTTTAGAGCAAGCACTTGATGGTGGTCGTGTTTGGTGGGTTGCTCCGACATTCGCAATAGCTAGAGTTGGTTGGCGTGATGTAGTAGCAGCAGCATCAGAATTTCCTAAAGATGCTGGAGTTAACATAAAACTCGGAGATATGGAAGTAACCTTTCCTAGTGGTGGTTCGATATCAGTTAAATCTGCAGATAACCCTCAACGTCTTCGTGGTGAAGGTTTGAACTATCTAGTTATGGACGAGGCAGCTTTCGTTAGAGAAGAAACTTGGACTGAAGTATTAAGACCTACACTTACAGAAAATAAAGGTGAAGCATTATTTATCTCTACTCCTATTGGTATGGACAATTGGTTTTATCATTTATGGGAAAAAGCAGAAAAAGCAGAAGACTGGGCTAGATTTCAATATCCAACAGTATCCAATCCAATCATTGACCCAGCAGAAGTTGAATCAGCAAGAGAAGACTTAGGAGAATTAGTTTTTGCTCAAGAGTATCTAGCAGAGTTTATTTCTGAGGGTGCTCAGATATTTCGTTCTTCTTGGTTTAATTATTTTAAACAAGGAGTCGGAACGATATGGGCTGATGGCAAAAAATATAAAGAAAGTGAATTACAACGATTTGCTACTGTCGACTTAGCTGTATCTACAAAAGAATCAGCTGACTATACAGTTATATCTGTTTTTGGATACCACTCAGAAGATGACAAGTTATTTATGCTAGATATGTTTAGAGATAGAGTTGAAGCCCCGGACATAGTTCCACAAATAGAAAGAATGGTTGGAATACATAATCTTGAATGGGTAGGAATTGAAAGAGCTGGTTATCAATTAGCTATAGTTCAGTTCGCAAGAAGACAAGGTATAAAAATAAAAGAACTTAGAGCTGATAAAGATAAGCGCTCACGAGCACTTCCTTTATCTGCTAAGATGGAAAGAGGATTGGTTTACTTTCCTAAAGATGCAGATTGGGTCAGCGAAGTGGAGCGAGAGCTACTCACTTTTCCAATTGGTGTTCACGATGATATCGTGGATACATTAGCTTATGCTACATTAGCTGGCAACAAGAAGAGGAAATGGCAAGCGTATTAAATGGCTGAAGAAAAAAGTTTTTATAGAAAAGCAGTAGATTATCTACAAGCTCCACCAAAAAGAACAGTTGCAGGAGCAAAGGGAAGTCCTTATGACCGCAATGATTCTATGCTTACAAGTAATTTTGGTTACAACACACAATCGGGACACTTCCCACAAAAACTAATAGACGATATGGGCGATGGTCTAGGCAACTCTGCTGTGACTGCTTGTCTCAATGTTTTAGCAACTTCTTTTGCTGAACCAACATTAAAGGTTTATAAAAAAGTAGAAGGTGGCAAAGAACTAGTTCCTTCACATCCAATGGAAGTCCTTTTAACAAGACCTAACGAGTTCCTTAGTGGACAAAGCTTAGCTCACTATATTGTTACTTCTTTATCTGCTCACGGAGATGCATTCCTTATGAAGAGCAGAAACAATAAAGGTGAAGTAGTTCAATTGATACCTTTGATGCCTTCTTATGTCAAAGTAAGAGGGAATGAAAGAGAATTAATTACTCACTACGAATATTACGCAGTGAAACAAACAAACTCCCTAACAAAAGATTTTATAGAATTACCAAGAGAGAATGTTGTCCACATTCGTCAAGGTATGGACCCGGATGACCATAGAAGAGGCTTTGCTCCAATACGAACAGTATTAAGAGAATTAGCCGGTGATGAAGCAGCAGGACAATTTGCTGTTGCCTTGTTACACAATATGGCTGTTCCCGGCGTTATCTTAAGTCCAAAAGATGACACTATGGGTGGTCCTTCTAGGGAAGAAGCCGAAGCAATAGCTCAAGCTTTTAAATCTAAGTTCTCGGGAGCCAACAGAGGCGCACCAATGATTATGACTGGTGCTATGGATGTAGACGTAGTCTCATTCACACCGGAACAAATGAACCTAACTGCATTGAGAAGACTGCCGGAAGAAAGAGTGTCCTCTGTTCTTGGAGTTCCGGCAATTCTCGCTGGACTCGGGGCTGGATTGGACGCAGCGACCTACAACAATACGAAAGAATTAAGAGAGTTCTTCACTGAACAAAAGATGATTCCATTATGGAATTCTGTTGCTGCAGAGTTCACTCATCAAATACTACATACTGAATTCGAAAAAAATGATTACTCAATGGTTTGTCAGTATGACTTAGAAGAAGTAAGAGCTTTAGCCTCAGATAAAAAAGAACAAGTTTTAACAATGAACTCCGGTGTTCAAGGTGGTTTTGTTACTATCTCAGAAGCAAGAAAGAGTTTAGGGTTAGAAGCAGACGAAAGTCACGAAGTTTTCTTAAGACCATTAAATATGGTGGCTGTTCCAGTGGGGGAGACTGGAGTTATGACTCAAATAAATGAGAGCCAGCAAAACCCTCCGGAACAACCATCTGAAGATGACGAGAAAGCTACACTCAATACAACTGGTTTTAAGCCACAAGTAAGAAGAAGTAAAAGAGTTATTGGTAAGAGACCTAAAAAAAAGAAAAACGTCACTGTTGACTTAACTATGGAGTTCAAAGGTTCTGAAGGTGATTATTCACTTATAGATGAGAAAGCAGCAATATCTGCTAAAGTTAAGAAAGTATTACAAAAAAAGGTAACAGACCACAATGCAAAAGACCCAAAATATAAAGCAAGTTATGGAATGTTGGCAGCTGTCTTCAGACGAGGTGTCGGTGCCTATAGAACTAACCCAGCTTCAGTGCGAGGTAATGTTTCTTCAGCAACCCAATGGGGCGTAGCTAGAGTTAACGCATTCCTTAAAGGATTGAAAGGTAAGTTCCCAAGAACTGCTTTTGACCAAGACTTACTCCCTAGTGGTCATCCTTTAAGTTCTAAGAAATCAGCAAAAGCAGAATCAGTAAAAATTGGTGACGCTGTTAGCTGGTCCATTAATAAAGACCCCGACCCACCATCAAC